CGCCTCGGGCGCGATCACCTCACCGCGATTCTCGCCACCCCCACCCGCACACAGCATCGCGCCCTCGATCTGCTCGGCGTCATCCCCACCGCGTAGACAGACCGACACCACCCCTGCAAGCTACATCAATGCCTTGCGCTCGAAAGAGGGCAAAGTTCGGACTAGGGGGAACCGGGAGGGGCTCCCGAAGTCCGTATGTAATCGCCCGATCGCGTTTTTCCGCCGCGCCGCGGGCGCCAGGGTACCGATCGCCTCGATATAGGCGCTCTTCAACCCCAGGAAGCATAGCGCGTCGGCGGGGCGCGGAGGGCCGGCCAGGGCGCTTCTAGGGCTGCAATTTGGCTATTCGGTCGTTTCAGAGTGAACGGTTAAGGAGAGGCGGAGATGCCGCGCAGGTGTGGGGCCCGCTTCGTCGCTTATTACCGGGTCAGCACCAAGTGGCAGGCCGCCTCCGGTCTCGGCCTCGAGGCGCAGCGCGAGGCCGTCAGGGTCCATGTAAAAGCCGCCGGAGGTGTGATCGTCGCCAACTTCACCGAGGTCGAAAGCGGCAAGAAAAACGACCGGCCGCGGATTGCCCCCGCGCTGGCGCCCCGCCGATCTCGGAAAGCCGCCCTGATCATCGCCAAGCTCGACCGGCTGGCGCGCAATGTCGCGTTCATCTCGAACCTGATGGAATCGGGGGTCGACTTCGTCGCCTGCGACACCCCGCATGCGACCAGGCTGACGATCCAGGTCCTCGCGGCCGTCGCCGAGCAAGAACGGGAACAGATCTCGACGCGGATCAAGGAAGCGCTCGTCGTCAACAGCGCGATCGCGGCGACTGGCAGCTGGACCTCCCGCCGATCGGGCCAGCCGATCACCCGGCTCGGCAATCCGAACCTCGAGGCTGCCCGGCGCCGCGCCGCGGAGGTCCGGCGCACGCGCAAGCCGGCTCCCGAGCTCATCGCGGGTCATCGTCGGCCTGGCCGGGCAAGGTTTCAGTCAGCGCGAGATCGCGCGGCGCCTGAACACCCTCGGCCTGCGGACCGATCGAAAAAGCAATGGTACGGGGCGACGGTCGGCAAGGTGCTCGCCGCGACCGACCGTCATCCCCTGACACCGCTTCCGTATGATCGCCGCCGAGGCAGACAGGGCGGGAGTGGCGCGCGCATGGATCGCCTACTGCTGATCAACATCGAGCGCCGCAGTGCCGCGCCGGCTACGACCTTGCGCGCGATCTGGGCAACGACCGACGATCTGCTTGCCGGCCGCCGCAGGACCGACACGGAGGTGCTCATCGATGAGCCGGCGCTGCTGCAACGTCTCGCTGCGCTCGTGTCTCGGCTCGTGCCGCCGGCGGCTGCCGTGCGGGAGGGATCGGCGACGGTGGTCCCCGACCCGGATCCCGCACCCGCCGCCGGCGACGGCCGGCGGGCGGCGTGACCCGATCAGCCGAGGAGCCGCGGCCGGAGCGCGATTGGTTCGTACCACTACATTCGCAGAGCAGCTGATCTCGCGGAGGGGATAGGGGTATCGCGGTCCGCCTCAAAGCCGCCCAACAACCGCGGGGACCCATTGCGCGCAACGCCGCGAAATTGAAGGCGGGGGTCAGGAACGGCTGAGAGGCGGATTTCCTCGGTAAAACCGCCCGGAAAGCCGCCACACCGCTGTGCGAATGTCGCGGCGATGAAGCAAGAGATTGCGGCCGAGCTCCGGTGCGTCGTCGCGGTTCTCGACGGCCTGTCCGTGGAACAGCGGGCGATCCTCGAGCCTGTTACATTGCCGCGCTGGCTTCGCCGGCGCCGACGGCTCACAGGGCGGGACGTGGCGATCAGGGACGCGCGAGAGAGGTTTTTCCCGGACAGGCACGTGACCGTCGCGACCCAGCGGCTCGCCCGGGCGCCGGCGCGAGCTCGAACGGCTCGGGGCGCTGTAAATGCAGACCCCGCAATTTGACTTCAGCGGCCAGTGCGCCGCGCTGCAGGCCGAGCTCGAGGACGCGCTGGCGGAGCTGTCCGCATTGCGCAACGCCCACATGGCGGCCAAGACGGCGGCCGAAAATGTGTGCTGGCGGTTCATCAATTTCGTTCTGCACCTGAACGCGGCGAGCAGGCACGGCGCCGATGAGTGCACGCCGGCATTGCTAAATCAATTGCACGAAGAGCGCCGCTTGCGCGACATCGCCAATGGCGCGGCCGAACGCGCCAAGCGCGACGTCGCGAATTGCGAATGGCGAATTGGCTGCGCGCGCACCGGTATCGAGCAGCTCGAGCGATTAGAAAATCCACCGCCGCTGATACCCCGGCGCGAGGTTGTGAAGCTGTCGGCGCCCGCTCTCGACGCCGATTTCGATACGATTGTCATGCCGCCCGGCGCAAAGGCTGCCAGCGGATGATCCACGGAAATCGCGCCGCGATCTTCGTCCACGCGGCACGTGTGGCGGCCGCCGGCGAATTGCGGCGCCGGCGGCGCCTTTTCCCCAAACAGAGGTCAATTCAGCGATGAGCCCGAGCGAAATCAGCCGGACCGTGCGGCGCATGGTCAGAGCCATCGAGCACGTCTTGAAGGCAATCGTGCACTGTCAAGCGGCGCGCGCCATGGCCGATGATCTGCCGGACCGCGCCGACGACCCCGATAGCCATGTCGAAACGATGCACGGCGTCGTCAGGATGGCGCGCTCGGCGCTTGAGACACATTTCGGCCGCTCGCTGCGGCGCGGCAGCGGCTCCGGGCCAAGCGGGCCGAGCGGCACCGATCACGACAAACCTTACGATGATGCAGCCGGCGGCGACGAGCTCGAGCGTGCCAAGGGCCAGATCCGCGCTGCAGATGGCGAGGCCGACAAAATCGTCGATGCTATTGGCGACGACGCCGCGGTCGACGCGGCCGCCAACGACATGCACCACGCCTTGAAGCAAGCCGACTTGCATCTTGAGAATTACACGGCGGCCGTCATCGATAATCCGGAAGGCAAGGCGCGGCGCGCTCGCGCCAGAGCGATCGCCGCAGCCACCGCCCAGATCATCAACCCCGATCCGGTTGCCGTCGGACATCGTCGACCCGGCGACGGCGCCGCCTGAAAATGCCCGGGCCGTCGCCCGACGTGCCGATGATCCGTGCTGGCAACGGCCAGTGCACGTTGTGGCAGCGGTTTCGGTTCACCCGCTCGATCGAGCATCTGCCGAGCATCGTGTTCTTCGAGGCCTCCGAGCGGATCCAGGCCTTCAACGAGGCGGTGCTGGCGCCGTTCACGGCGTGCACCGTGTCGATCGGCGCCGACAAGATCCTGACCGGCTATTGCGACGTCGTCGAGCCGCGCGTCGAAAAGCGCAACCACGAGATCTCGATGGCACCGGCAGCTGGGCGATCACCGCCGGCACGGTCGGCAGCGAGGCCAAGCTGATAACCTCGCCCTACAATATCGACGTGCAGTCGATTGAGGACGTGTCGCTCGATACCGCCTACCCGATTCCGGTCCCGCCGGGCGCTACCTGTCGGCAAATCCTCGAGGAGCTCGCCCGCGTCAGGCAGCGGCTGATCTACGACGCGCCGGACGGCAGCATGGTGATTTCGCCGGTCGGTACCGCGCGCGCGGCCTGCGGCCTCGCCCAGGGCGTCAACATGGAATTCGGGGCGGCGCGGTTGTCGAGCGACCAGCGCTATAGTCGAATCATCGTCTTTGCGCAGGACCCCTTTCTCGACACGCACAACGCGCCCTATCTCGGCTTCAAGCAGATCGCGACCGACAAGGGCGTGCCGCGCAACCGGCTGCTGATGATCCCGACCGATCTGCCAGGGCCCAACGGGCTTTATGCGCAGCAGCGCGCCGACTGGGAGGTCGCGCGCCGCTATGGCCGCTCGCGCGAGGTGCAGATCACGGTGACCGGCTTCCGCGACAGCGCCGGCGCATTGCGGGAGGTCAACACCGTCGTCAACATCCGGGCGCCGTCGCTGAAAATCAGCGGCGAGGACATGGTTATCGCGCGGGTCGAATTTGTGCTCGACGAGCGCGGATCCCGCGCCACCCTCACCTGCATGCCGCCGGCCGGCCTGGCGCCGGCGCCGTTTCTGTTCCGGCCGCCCTTTGCGATCAGCCAGGCAGACGCACGGCGCGCCGCCGCGGGGCAGAACGCGGTTGCGACGGGCAATACGACATGAGCGGCGAGATCCCCAGCCCCGATATCCATTGGGGCGCTTACGACCAGCTGCAGCGCAATGCCGCGCGCAGCCGCAATTCGCTGGCCGGCGTTTGCCCGACGACAGCGGGCCGGTGCAGAAGTTCCAGACCGAGGGCCATGTCGGCGAACTCCGCACCAACGTCGCCCGCGTCGAGAACCACGGCTTCAGCTCTTTGCCGTTGGTGGGCGCCAAAGGGATTGCGATTTACCTCGGCGGCGACCGCGGCAATGGCATCGTCGTCGCGACCGTCGACGCCCGCTATCGCCCGATCGGGCTGCACCCGGGCGAAAGCCAGCTGTACATCGTCGACGGTGCACAAAAGGACGGCACCGGCGGCACGACGCGAACGATCCTGCAGGGGCTGCTCGGCTGGGTCGCCAAACTGTTCGGCGTGACGATCCTCGTCGGTGACAGCAACACGCAGAACGTGACGATCACCGCCTCGAGCCTGATCAAGTTCGGCGGCAATGTCGAAATCACCGGCAACCTGACCGTCGACGGCAAGACCTCGGTGCAGAACCTCAGCATCCAGGGCACCGAAAGCGGCGGAGGCGCGGCATGAAATTGAAGCTCATCGACGTCGCATCTTTGAAGCTTTGCGACGTCGCATCGTTACTGCCGCCTGGCCCGCAGCCGGGTGACGCGCTGGCGGTGCTGCGCCTGGCTTCACCGATTTTTGCAATTCATCGACAGGAGCATTCCCAGTGGATCAAGCGACCGAACTGACGCTCGAGCTGGCGACGCCGTTGCAGCCCTTGGTCGGCCAAGGCGAGGTGGTTCGCACATTGGAGTTGCGCGAGCCGACCGCCGGCGAGCTCGCCAAGGCTAGCGTCGGCAACGGCATCGAGTCGAAAATTCTTGATCGCCGGGATCACCAAACAGCCGCCCGGCCTGATCAGAAACATGGGCGCCCGCGATTACAGCAGGGCGACGGGTTTTTTATTGGGGTTTCTCAATTCCGACCGCGAAATTGGCGCGAGCTCTGTGCCGACCTGACGTTTTATTTCCACTGGTCGCCGCGCGACGTCTGGGAACTAACAATGACCGAAATTCTCTGGTGGGCGGCGCAGGCCGAGCGCCAAATCGCGGCGCGTAGACGGCATGGCTAGCAGCGGCTTTTCGGTCACCGTCAGCGTCGTCGACCAGGCGAGCCCGACACTCGCGAAGGCGAGCAAAAGCGTCGACCAATACCGGCAGCACTGGCTGGGCGCCCAGAATGCGCTGAAGGACCTCGACAAGACCGGCCGCGAGGCGCTCAAGGGCATCGTCAACCCGCGCACGACCGGCGCGGTTGCCGATTTCGCATTCGCGCTCACCGGCGCCGGGGTCAAGGCCGGCCGGGCATTCCAGGGGATCGGCCAATCGGTGCGCGAGGCCGCCGATCAGCTCGGCCGCTTTGCGCCGGCGATCGGCGCCATCGGCGCGGCCGGCACGATTGCCGGCGTTGCGGCGCTGGCGCGCGGCTTTGGCAATTTCGGGATCCAGACGGTCAAGACCGCCGCGGCGCTCGATCTCGGCGTCAAGGACGTCCAGGCCTATGGCCGCGCCTTCGAGGCGGCTGGGCTGTCGGCCGAGGAATTCGTGCAGTCGCACGCGTCGATCAACAAGGCGCTCGTCGAGGCGCGCGCCTATGGCGGCCCCGAGCTCTCCGCGGCCAACTATGCCAAAGCGCTGGGCTTGGGATCGGTCGACATCAACAAAGACCCCGAGACGGTGCGCAAGCAGGTCGCCGACGTCGTCAAGCGGATGCACGGCGCCGGCGTCAATGTCGAAACCCAGATGCAATTCGCCGAGAGCTTCGGCATTTCGCGCGACGAGATCTCGCTGCTCCAGCGCGGCGGCGACGCGATCCAGGATCTGCACGACCGGGCGGCCGCCACCGTCGTCGTCTCGAGCGAGCTCGTCGAGCGCGGCAAGCAGCTCGGCGAGAGCCTGATCGGGCTCGGCCAATCGCCGAAACCGCCGGCTACAAGATCGCCGGCGACCTCGAGCCCAGGCTCAAGCCGCTGATCGACGGGTTCACGAGCCTGCTCGACAACATCGACAAGATCCCGGGCGGCATGGGCACCGCCGAGACGGCGATCGGCGGGTTGTTCGCGCTGTTCACCGTCGAGGTCGCGGCGCGGATGAAGACGGTGCGTCTGGCGCTGTGGGGCATCAAAGCGGCACTCGGCGGCTTGGCGGCACTCTCCATTCCCGCCTGGCTCGGCGGGCTGCTCGGCGTCGGCGCCGGCGTCGCCGCATTCTGGGGCGGCTCGCTGAACGAGGGCGAAGCAGAAGCGATCAAGGCACATCCCGAGCTCTATCCGGCGCCAAAGCCGGTTCACCGCCGGCATGGCGACATCTTCCGCGGCGTGCCCGAGTAACAATCGGGGCA